ACCAATCATCATGTCCATATCTACTTAATTTCATTGGGACATACCCGCCACCAGCATCAACAATATACAATACATCTGCTGATTGATAAAAATGAAGGTCAAATAAATCTGCTGTTAAGTAAGGAGAAGTTATTTCATAAGTTGCCGAAGTAGTATATAAAGCAGCTATTTCTGCTGCTGATAAAACATCACTAAATATTGCAATATTATCAATTCTATTTGTAAAAAAATCAGCAAGTGTTGCACTTTCATAATATGCTCCTATTGTAACTTTGGTAGCAGTGTCTCTCATTTGTACATAACTTGCATCATTAGTTGCTGTTGAGTCTACTAATGCTCCATCAACATATAATTTTATTCCATTAGCAGCAGTAGCTCCACCTGTACTATCATAACTGACTGCCACAAAATGCCATCCTGTTGTTAAGGCAGCATCTGATTCTCGATAAGCTGCTACATCATTAGTCTCATCACATATACCAAGTATAAGTTTATTAGCAGTATCTAAATAAAGTGCCCATTCTCTAACCGTTGTATCATCCCATTTAGCCAATATTTTTTGGGGTGCTCCCGCCACAGTTACATATATCCAAGCTACAATACTAAATGTGCCATTAGCTCCAGAATCATCAAAAGTAAAATCAGCATGGTCAGCAATCTCTACTGCATATTGACTTTGCAAATCAAATGCACCACTTCCAACTTTACCAGAAACATGTAAATCTTCTGTATGTACAGTTGCTACTCCATCATGGTTTCCTTCTGCATCATCTACCGCTGTTGTAACAGCATCATCATTTAATTTCCAGTGGGCAACCCTATTATCTAATGCAGATAAATCTTCTGTTCCAGCATCACTTGTTATTTGCCCTTTATTTTTATAAAATCTTATATACTGGTTTCCAAATTCAAGAATATACGCCTGTTCAACATTGTATTCAAATGGAATAAGCCGAGATTTTACAGATGAGTCTTTGGTTTCAGCTACATAATATGTTCCAGGTCTACGAATAGCACCACCATAAGGAGTAACTAAAAAATTCTTGAGGGTTCTACATCCAGAATAATATTTCTTTAAATCTGTTCGACCATCAAGAAGTGGGGATAATTCACCAGCATTAAAATTATTAATTATAGGTGTTAAACTTGGCATTATGATTGATATCTCTTTTTTCTGCCTTTTAATTTTTTATCCGGCAATTCTACAACAATAGAACCTTCCTTTATGGACTTATAAAGAAAGTTTTTAACAATCTCAAATTTATTATTCATTTTTGAAAGCATGTCTGCTTTTTGAATATCTATGTAGTCTTTAATTTCCTGAACGGCTTCCTCAATCGTCATTTTCCATACTCTTTATTTAATTTTTTCAATTTTTTCTTATATTGGTCAAAAGTTATTTTTCCAAACGCTAACATCCAACCAAGGTCATATTTTTTCTTATTATAACCCCTTGGAATAGTAATCATCTGTGAAGTTTTGTTTATAGAATGGTCAAACTCCTTTTTATATTTAGCATTTTCTTCCCAAGGTTGGGTCATTGTTCATCCACCCACATTTTCTTCAAGGTTCTCCTTACACTATCAGGGCTACAAGCAAATCTTTCTGAAGCTTCAGTACCCTCTGCAAGTACAATAGTTACTGCTAAATCCTTCCGAATATCATTTTTTAAAGTTATTGATGATTTTAACCTGACAGCTATATGGGATGCTAATTGCAAACTAATTGCTCTTATTAATAAAGGAGACATTTCCTTTACATCAGTAAGTTGTCGGATATAAACTAAATAACACTCATCATCATTTATGAGCAAATAATTGCCTCGCCTTTCCCAATCTACTCTTACAGGTTGCCCATTTGTATCAGAAGGATAAAGAACTCTTAAACAATCATCCGGCAATCTGGCTTTGTAGTCATAATCAAAAACAGGTTCAGAATTATCAATAAACAGTTCAACTCTTGCCTTAGCACAATTCCATCCTGGTCTTGTCATAACAAGCACTTCATCACGAGATTGAGCATAAAATTCATCACACGCTCTTGACCTATTGTCATCTGGTGTAGTTAATTGTGCTGCTGTAATTTTATCCTGACCAAGTTCATATAAAGCAAGATTACAAATATCTACTGCTACTGTAGATGCAGTTTTAGTTGCCATTATTTTCTCCTAATTATTCCACTAATTATTATGCTTCTTGCCCGAAGATAAAATATTCAATAGCCGCAGTTGCTGCATCGCCTTTTACCCTAATACTACCATTGGTATTTGTTAGACCATCAGTAAAATTAAGATATGTAGACTCATTGTTATCCCCTTCTATGGTAATATCTACACCACTTGCGGGAGTCCCTGTACCATCAGTTGATACTTGAATACTTGTTGCATCTACTCTTGCTATAATTAATATACCAAGGACATCTTCAGGAGCAATTGTTCCTAAATCCAAATCTGCTGCGGTACTGCCAATTACTGCATAACCATGAAAAATTTCCTCTGGTGTTACCGAATGGGTAAATTCTATTGGTAAATTTGTAGTTACACCAAGACCAGACACTTCAACTTTTAAAGTTACTACTGCTGTAGCCGCCATTTATTTCTCCTTTTGATTAAATTTTATTATATTGTGTAACCTTCAACATATACAGAAAAAATGCCAGCAGCGGCAGCTTTGACTTCTAATGCTTTTGCAGCAACCATTTTTATTGGCCTTTCAAAATGATGATTTATGACAGGCCCACCAGCAGCTACCCCAGCTACAGGGCCAAATAACAAATTATCATCTTCATCTTGAAGCCGAGGGGCTGCATCATCATCAACACAACAAATAATCACATGAGTAATGTAATGAGATTCACCAGTTACAGCAGCCTTAATTTCTATTGCTGTTGAAGCATCAGCTTCATATCCTGTTACAGCCCAATGACTGGCCCCTACATCTGTTTTTTCTGTTAATGTTGGAGTACCAACAACATCTAATGCCATAATTTATTCTCCTAAATATTTATTTTTTCCGAACCCAATAATTACATCGTCCTTTAAATTCTTTTAGGTCAAAATCCTTTCTAAGATATTCTTCTTGTAGTTGTACCTCATGTTCTCTATCTGCATCATGAACAATTATTCTATCCGAATGTTCAATAGCTATTCTTAAAGCATCCCCTCGACCTAATTTTCTGTGTGGGCCATCTACAAAAGCCAAATCATAATGTTTTCGTCTTGGCTTACAACTTTTTCCATCCCAGAAAAACATTTTAAGATTGCCAAAAGTATCTTTTGCCAATACCTTATCTCCATACGCTTTTAAGGTTTCAAAGGTATCCACATCTACCTTAAATTCAGACAAAAGTAAGGAAGAAAGCCCAGCACCAAATTCAAGAGCAGTTTTAACTTTTTCAGTCTTTACAATGTTAAGAATAAAATCCCAATCTGTAGCAGATACGGAATAGCCCCCCCAACTAAGGTCATAATCTCCTCTTGCAAGGTCAGCCACTCTTTTTAAACCTACATGCTTAAAATGTTCCCAAACGGCTCTTGGTTCACACCAAATTTCAAAATTATGTTCCAATGCTTTTCTTGAAAAGAACAAATCATCACTCATTACAAATTCTGAAGTGTCTTTTGTCCAAATATTAAAAAAATAAGGCCATTCCATCTCTTCTAAGACTTTTCGCTTAATCAAAAAAGGCCCACCTGCATCAAAAGTACGAAATGGCTCTTTTGGCAATCTATCATAAGGAAGGGGAACAAAAGGTTCATTTGCTTTTCCTTCTTTCCAATGATTACACTTCCAACAAATATCCTGATAAATAATAGGAACTGCTCCCACAACAATATCTTTATCAAGAGCAAGCATCATATCTATACATTCATTTGGATGTTCCAAGGGATATTCATCACAGTTTAGTAAAAAAAGATGTGTTGCAGGCTTTATATAGTTCAAGAAATAATGAATTATTTTATTCATTCCTTCTTGAGCAAATCTTGAAGCCTCATATTTTACAACTATGTTGTCTCTTTGACACATAGCAGAAGCCCAAAGCTGTAACCGAACGTCTGCTTGCATATTTATACCAATTGGAATACCAATTACAATAAAAGAACCTTTTTCTTTTGCAGCTTTTTCAAAATCTTCCATCAAATTGTCAGATAAATTATTAGACATCCTTGCTCCTATCGAGAATAAACTGATAAGTTTGACCAATTAAAACTATTATCAAAATAGCTATGATGGCATAGGGAGCATCTTTAGCTAATGCGATACTCCCAACACCAGCAATAGCAATATTAGTTTTTTTACTCAAACCCAAATTTGTAGTTTCCAATTTATTTCCTAACTATTATGATTGGTCTGCAAAAGTAACACCAGTATCCGTTGAAGTAACAACCGTCCCATTTAAATACCAATCTGTTCCATTACACCATATTTCAATAATTGTTCCAGTATTAGGTGTTAAGATTGTTAGTATGGAATTGCTATTACCATCAGAATATACTGGCAATACATCCCCATCATCAGGGTCTAAACAAGTTAAACCACCTATGAAACAACTGTCATCAGTTCCAGTATCAAAAATCCAATCATGTGCATCATCATTAATCTGTATTGCAATTAAATAATTTCTAAAATATTGAATTAAATTTTGCACTTCTGGAGAATTTAGGTTATAGCCCAAATAAACCAACATGGCCACCGGGCCTAAAATATGTCCAGAAGATGGTTCATATTTTCGTTCATAATTTCCATGATTAGGAAGCATTTCTGGAATAGTGAATTTGGAACCTTCAACTTTAGTACGGCAATGAACTGTTTCCCAAGTATTTGCGGCATCAAGTTTATCAATCAGTTTGCGGAAGAATTGATTAAAACCTGTCTTTGGAGN